TTGTGAGTAGCATAGATGAGTTTGTGAATAGCGTAACTAAGGTCGCCAGTGAAGTTCTTTCCAGTGGACCGGCGCTCATTTACATGCAAACTAAAAGCGGAATGCAGATAGATTTCATGTTCTCTCGGCCAGAAGAGATTGAGCCAATGATGCTGCACTTTACAGGTTCTAAGATGTTTAATATCTTTTGTCGGTCAGATGCAAAGAAAAGAGGATGGAAGCTGAATCAGTATGGACTATACGATGTAAGAAATATGTTAGGTTCTCCTGTAGCTCTTACTGAAGAAGGAATATTGACAGCATTAGGAAGGTATTGGTTTATAGATCCTAAAAGGCGTAGTTTATAGGAAAGATTTGGGCAAAAAAGCGCTTATTATATATAATGTGGTGAGTTTAAAAATTGAAGTGACAGACATAAAAAGGGCAAAAAAAGCAAAAAAAATGCTTGCAATCTCGGAATCTGAACTTTATAATGGGGTTAACATTAAATAAGGTTTTAAGTTGACGGAAAGGGGGTGAAGAAAGTAGGATGGAGGGAAGTAAAAAAATGGTCAATCAAGACCGGATAAAAGAAAGGGAGGAATTTGCCATGACAGCAAAATTCACATTCATGTCCAAAGATGGACAGGCTACCGACATTATGAAGGGGCCGCACGAAACGTGCAAGGCAAGCCAGATCGTATGGGATGTCCTGAATGCGGGACCAGTCCCAGACGGACTCAAGCTCCAGTATGCACCTTCTTACGGAGCGCACTTTGTCTCCAAGAAGGGCAAAAACGCGCTCGGGTTCTTTAACACTAACAACATGCTCGTAGTCAACGGCATTGCGGACGAGCTGAAAGAGGCAGGGTTTGGAGATAAGCTCATTGTTCCCCAAAAGGGCAAGAGCTATTTTGCCATTCGCGTTGCCGACCTTACCGCAGAAGAGATCAAGAAGGTAACAAAAACCGCCGCTCGTATTCTAGGGTTTGTCGGTGGCCCTTCTCCAGTTTCTAAGAAGAAACGGATCAAGAAGGAGAAAGCCCCCAAGACAGCACCCAAGGTCAGCGAAGTGGTTGTTCCCGCGTAGATCTTAGGCCGTGAAAACCCCCTTACCAAGCGCATCTCTTATCCAAAGTATTAAGGATAGGAGGTGCGCTTTTCTTTTATAGAGGTGAAAGATGATCTGTCTACGCTGTGGATATTGTTGTATGTATATGATGGTGGCGGTTGTGGATGATCCCGAAAAAGGAATAGATTTAGACAACTTTATACTCTACAGGGGAGATGGAACGCGATGTAAGCATCTCGTAGGAAATAAGGTTGGAGAATATAGTTGTGCAATCCATGATTATCCTTGGTATAAAGAAACCCCTTGCGCAGCTCATACCCAAATTGAAGAAGACCTAAGTAACCCATGCAGAATGGGTGAGTATCTTGTCAAATTAGAGGAAATAAATCTAGTCTATTAAAATGGGGTGGTAGTTGGTTATGCCTTGCCTTAAAAGAATGCAGTGTGGGCCGTCTGAGGCAGTCTGGCTAGGGTCTTTTAGTTGCCCTATTGCCCTATTTTGCCCTTAAATTATTTTTTGGAGGGGTCATGAAAAAAGAAGAGATTGACACATACCTTCTGGAGAAGGTTGGCAAGGAAATGATGGAACGAATAACTAGGATGATAAATGCAACTTGGAACTATATAGGAGCTGATTGTCTGGTTGATGAGGAAGGAGAAATGGACGAATCAAGAGTAATGTTAAGAGACGAAGTATGGGAAGTTTGTTTAGATGCTGACCGTGCGCTAATTCACGGAGGAGATAAAGAAGCTGCAAAAGTCCTGTATGGATTACCTACAGAAATTCGAGATAGTGTTGAACTAAAGACAATCTGTTTACCCTTTATCAATTATGGGTGGTAACATGAAAGAATGGGAACTTGAAAAGAAAAGAAGGAATGCTGGATCCTTTACCCTTATAGTCGTTGTTGGTGCAGGTATAGCTTTTCTTCTACTCGCTATCCCTTGGCTATATGGATGTATCCAGATTTTGACTAGGTTTGGAATCCTAAAGTGAATGTCGAAGGAAGATCTTAAAAAGGGGTAATCCGCCTACCCCCTAACGAAACCGACTTTCTATGTATATGTTTTTTTTCTGGGGTCGAGCCTCTAAAAGACCGAACGCTTAAAATGATTCTTTGAAAATGAAATCAAAAAGGACTAGGAGTCTTTGGACTAAAGAAAAAAAAGATTTAAAATGCTTTAAAAAAGCTTGTATTCCATAGCTCTATGTATTACTATTATGTGCAATACTTAATAAAGGTAATTAATAATAGAAGGAGGTAAGGCAATGGAATTTACAAAAAAAGAATTAGATGAGTTGATTGAGAAGTCGGGGATGGAGACAACAATGTCCAGTAGGACAAAGAGTCTCCAAGTGTATTTCGGTGGTCGGTCTAAAAGGTTTGCTGAAGTCTATTTTGCGGTCAGTAAATCAAGTGTTCCTACTGAGTTAGGAAAGGCCGTTGCTTGTTCTTTGCTAAATGGATATATGAATGGGCGAATTGGCTTTCCGGGTAGAGTGAATTGTAAACCCCCCTATGTACAAGAGATGAGGGATGTGCTTGCTTTAATGACTGATAGTAAGGCGATTTCAAAAGCATTTCCCTTTATGAACGAGGAATCGCTGCGCAAGTGGAAAGAAATGATTGACTTTATAGATAAATATAAACAAGAAAAGGGAAAGTAATGAAGACAGAACCTGGAGTAAAGTTGCTGATGAAGTTTCGCTTAGACTGGCTGATTGTAAAGGCTAAGGAACTTGGGATCTTGAAAAGAGAGGGGGTCAGGAAAGAGGAGTTAGCCCGCGAGATCAACAAGGCCCAAGAAAAAGAGCAGACTAGAATTTGGAGAGCAATTGCGGACGGTGGACTTTCTAAGAGAAGAAAGGACTAAGGAGACAAGGACATGGATGAGAAAACAAGGACGGAATTGGTAAAGGCAAGCTTGATTGCAGGATTAAAGCTATGGGGACTACCGAACACGCGGATGCGACAACAGGATACTAAAATCCAAGACTATGCCAAGAAATTTGGCATTAATCTTAAAGATTTTAGGCCAGTTAAAAAAGGAATGATGGATAGCGGCTTGTGTTGGTATTGGGATGAGAAAGGGCGGTATGGCATTGAAGAGAAGAAATTCTCAGAAAGAATATATGCCCAGAGCGAGGCTGTGGGTTTTGAAGATCTTGAGGAGTGTATGGGCAATTCTATGGTGGATAGCTTTGAATATGTGTTCTGGCCTGATGGTACTGGCTTCACAGGTTTTTCAACAGAGGACTGTTTGTTGGAGCCTACCCTGCGCTGGACAGATGGTAAGCTTTATACATATTGGGCAGAAGGATTGATCTCCATATATACTATGGATATTAAAACAATGGAAGAAGCGAATGTGTTTGTGAAAAAGTTAATAGAGACGAAAGGAGAACTGAATGGAAAGCGCCGAATTGAATAAAGAGGAGATAGTAAAGGCAAGCCTGATTGGGGGACTCAAGTTGTGGGGACCACCGGCAGGTGATTATGGAGATGCTTTTACCTTATACACAAAGAAGTTTGGAATTAACCCAAAAGATTTCGGCCCTTCTTACGATAGTGGGCTGATATGGTATTGGGATAATGAATGCCCTATCGCAGAGATAAACTTCTCTGAAAGACTATTGTCTCTAAATGTAAAAGATATTCTTGTAAATCCAATGGCTTGCATGGGCAACATCCAGATATCGGAAGAAGAGTATGTGTTTAGACTTGATGGGACTGGTTCTGGAGGCTATGATTCAGATGAGGAGTTACTAGATCCTGCGCTTCGTTCAGCAGACGGTAAGATGTATATTTATTACATAGAAGGAGCGATAAATATATACAACATGGATATTGGTTCTAGAGAAGAAGCTTTAGCCTGTATTAAAAAGTTTGTAGAAGAGAATAAGAAATAATAAAGGAGGGAGTTGAATGAAACTAGAGACCTACCGTACTAAAGCAAACTGGGATCAGAAGCCAAAAGATGATAAAACATGGTGGCTTAGGAGTCATTGTACGCCAGGAACACTGGATGAAAAAGCGATGTGTGCTTTTTGCGGAGAGACGCACGAAAAGTGTGCCAAGGAAAATACTGAATCAATCAAGGAAAAGCATAAACAGAATTGTGGGGGTAGTGGATTCTGGTGTCCAGGATGTGGGTTATTCTTTCCCCAAGATACCTGTGGGGAACAAAGTGGCGAAGATTATAAAACACTATCAGGGAAAAGAGTACACCTAGTTAATCTAGTTAGCGGTGAAAAGTTTTTCTGTCATTGTGGTGAATATTTGTTTGACCTAAAATAAGAAAAACTAAAGGAGAGGAAAATGGAATGTATATGTGGTGAGGATCTATATTTTCGTAAGGCGACCTTAATTATGAGCGATAGGAACGTTGCAATTACGAGCCTAATTTGTCCAAAGTGCGGGGCGGCTCATCAACTCACTTATGGTATTCAGGCTTATGTTAGAATCTTTGACAAAGATGGAAAGGAACTCTAGAAGGAGGGAAAAATGGCAGAGATACTTAAATCATGGGAAGAGATAAAGGAAGTTTTTGAGGTAGGAGCCGAAGAGGTGGAGATTCCGGATGAATATTATCCAGCCGATGAAAATGGGTTTGATGAATCTGAAGTCGCGACTATTATAGCAGATATTAGGAAATTGAAGCCAGATATTGAAATTTGCCACGAAGAGGATTATATAATAACTTATGTGAAAATTAATTCTCTTGAGGATCACCAAGTAGTTTTTACGGCTCTAATCCAATCAGTACAAAGTGGTAAATATCACAAAGAAGGAGGAAAGTAATGGCAAAGGTAATGGTAGAGATTAATATTCATAATCAGTCTTATGAACAATTGAAAGAACTTTTACTTAAGCACCCTGACCCTGGATGGTTTCAGGATCGTGATCCAAGTACTCACCGAGTTGTAATTGATGAAGCATACCTTAACCGTGATGCGATGGATGATGATTTCTTTGTGTTTCAACTAATAGGAGTAAGGCCATAAAGGATAGAAAATAGTAGGAGGATAGAAAAGTGAGTATAGAAAAAAGCTTTGCGAAACTGGGAAGGAATAGGATTGGAGCAAGACGAAAGAAATATCTGTTCGCAGCCTTTGAGATTGCGAAGGGAATAACGGAAAACGAAGAAGATGCTAAGGCCCTATCAACTTACTATCTCTTCAGGTGGATGGATGGGAACCTGAAGTATTTTGGTGGGATTCTGAGGCTCAAGAAACATCTTAATGCTATTCGGCTTATTGGGATTTCACTCATGGCAGATGCAGAGTACTTACGGAAGATAAGAACAGGGCAGCTTGAGCGAGCTAAAGAAATAGACTGCCTAACAGAGACGCGTAAGGCCGAACTTTCTGAAACGGAAACAGCAGAAGGCCGAGGTAGAATGCGGGATAAATATGAAGCAATAGCCCAAGGCCGAAAGACATGGGCCAGAGAAATGTTACAGGAAATGCATGAGAATCCCGATATGATTGAGGTAAAGATTCGGGACGATCTCCTTTTCTTAAAGAAAAACCCTGGCTGGCAGACTCATTATGACAGATTAATTAAATACTTTAATGAGTATGTAAGCCTATCTAAAAAGCATTAAAAGCATTAAAAAAGCTTGCTTTCTATAGCTCTATGTAGTATGCTGTATTTGCCTTTTAAAAAGGTAATTTAATAATGGAGGTAACAAAGATGAGTTTAGGAAACAGTTTTGCGAATCATGGCAGAAATAAGGTTGGGCCGATACGGCTTGCACATCTTAAAAAAATCTATGAGAATGCAAAGGTTGTGACTGTAACCGCAGATGATGCGAAGGCGCTATCCACTTACTATCTTTTCAAGTGGATGGATATGAGTTTAAAACGCTATGAGGGAATGTATATTTGGCGCGAGTTCCTCAAGGCTCAGCGACTTGAAACTCTTTCAGTAGAAAAGTATGCAGCCCTTCTCCTGAATAACCGTAAGCGGCATCTCCAGGACTGGGCGAGGAATCATCTTCTAAGTGAAGTTAATAAAACAGAATTGGCAGCGTTTGAAAGCGGCACTGGCCTTGAAGCTGTTAACGAAGAAGTAATGAAGTATGCTACATGGAGTAAGGAATATTCCACAAAGCTTTTGCAAAAGTTTAAAGCTACCCCATCCAAGATAGATAAAGCCTTCCAAAATGATATTAAATTCTTAAAGAACCGACCTGGGTGGCTCAAGCATCGGGAAAGACTAATTGCCTGGTTTAATAAGCATACGTTGATATAACAGTAACCAGAACGTAAGGCGGATTGATTGCCTTACGAACTTATTATGTCAGAAGATCTCTTTTCTTACTTCGAGCCAGATAGTATTGAACGCATGTGTCTTGATCATAACTTTAAGATATTGCCTCTTCAGGTCTTTAGTCGATTTCCGAGAGACTAAAGCTCTTTAGACTAAGGATAAAAAAGATTTAAAAGACTAAAAAAAGAAGTTGCACTCACCCCTAATACCTTATATACTAAAACAAAAAAAGGCAATATAAGGGGGCGAGGAGATGCAAGATTGGCAAAAAAAACTTAAAAAGATTAAAAAGCAATTACCCATGCAAAGCTTATCGCAAGAGAGTAAGCGCTTGTCTTATCAGGAAATCGTCACTGAGACGGTTGTAACTGAAAAGCGTAATGGAGATATAATCCTTAGAAAAAAGGGGTACTCAAATGAAAAAAGAAACTAAAGGCGAAGAGAGAGAAAAAATACGTGATGCAAAAACCCTACGTGAGCTTGCTAAAGAATATGGGGCAATTGATGATGAGATTGCCAATTTGGATATTTCCTCAGCAGAACAGTTTGGCAAGGTCTTCTCAGATGATGTGGAACTTGGGAGTTGGTTATCTATGTTGGCTATTAATAGCCCTGCTGATCAAAAGAAAATAGCTAACTGGCTTACTGAGAATATGCCAAAAGATGCTGTTTGTGCGTATGATGGAGATGCAGATATTAACTTGCTCGGTACTGATTGGCACGATAAGCTTACTACTACAGAAGCTTTTTCGGTAGGAGATGATAGGCATTATTTTCTTGGTAGGACAGAAGACCATAATGGTGTGCCAGTCTGTGATTTTGGTTGGGGTTCTTTTTTGGCGAGTGCGCTGACAGTAGCCTATGTATTAAAGAGTGATGTAGGTAAACTAAAAGCTAAGTAATAGAAAGGAGAAAAATGTTTAGGGACGGTGCAAAATACAATATTGATGATGGCTTAGACCTTATTGAATGGGGACTACTAATAACAGACGGAGGGAAACAAAAGCCTGGGTGTATGCGATTTATAATGCACAAAGAGACGAACACATTTATGATCTTGATAACTTTAATCGATGAGGTTGCTAAAGCGAAACGCTGTTCTTGCGGGGAGCCGTATACTGGTGGAGTGCTAGTCGTAGGAAATGAACATGCCTTTGTAGTTTACGATTGTACTGAGTGCCGTACGATCACGACAATTCAACAGAAAGAGATTGGGTTCTTCCCTCAACTTGTAAAAGAGCTTATGCATATAGATTGGGATACACTGAGACAGGTAATGAGGCCTGGCCTAGATGTAAAGTTAGGGGAAGCCTGGATGAGGGAACTTAAATGAAAGAGGTAAACGTGGAAGAGGTAAGAGAAACAATATTTCAACTGAACTTAAGATTAGGGTTAACCTGTAAAGATCATGATTGTAGTGCGGTAAGAATGGCCGCTATTTCTAACGAGCCAGCAGTTGTCTATTATAATAAGAAAGAGTTAGCGACTATAGGCCATCCAACTATGCCTGATCCTTCTGGCCTGTGCTACTATCATCTAAAGAAGAAACATGGGTTTATAAAGTAGTTGAAATGAGATAAAGGAGAGGGTAAAAATGGTAACAAATGAAAAAGTAATCAAGGGATTCCTAAATAAAGAAGGAACATCTGATGCAAATACTTATCATGCTTTGCTAAGGTATGGATGGGAAGCAAACCCCGAAGAGTGCTTGTATGAGGATCCAGAATGGAGAAAGGCTAATCCTACTGCGTGGTTCCATCCTTTTCTTCATGAGAACCTACCCGGAGTGAAGATTGTAGTATTTAACGGAGGGGGAATTTGTATCTTAGCCGGTGGAGGAAATATTGGCCGAAAAGAAGTCGCTGCTGAGGAAGTATCTGGAACTTTAGAATTATTGAATGTACTTTCTCAAGCTATTGAGGTTGGGGGGAGAGATGATAACGAATAAAGAAGTAATTAAAGGACTACTAAAAAGATATGAAGGTCTTAAAGTAGAAGATCTCAGCGCTAAGAATCCTTTATATAGTTGCGTAATTTGTACAAAGATGGAAGAATGCGGATATCCTGAAGGCTGCTGCGAAAAGGCTACACACTGTGATCCTGAGGTATTCGCAAGGAGAAAAGGGAAATGAATGAGAAAAAAAGAGAGCAGGAAAGAAGGTTAAATGAGTTAATGATTGAATTCGAGAAGCTAGTTAAGAAAGCTATTCTTATAAAGATATGCCTTTCTTTTGCTATTGGTTCTGCTGCCAGTCTTATACTATCTTTCATTACCCATAATTATGCTTTTCTATTCTTTGCTATAGTCTTCTTTCTTGGAGGTAAGCTGGCTGAAGCTTATTACGAAAAACTAGGTCCTCTCGGGGAGAGTCTTGTAAATAACTGGAAAAATGATGACTATGTAAAGAAATATAAAGATGATGAATAAAAAAATGACGAATAGCGACTGTGTAGGCTGTGGATATTGTTGCTTGAAAGTAATGTGTTCAACTGGAATAGGATTCTATGGTCGTAGTGTAGAGCGATGTCCTTATTTGATTTGGATTGAAGATAAGTATAGGTGTCAGTTAGTCCTTGATAATAAAGCCAAAGTCGCGACTGGATTTGGGTGTTCTTCTAGTCTAAACAGTTGGAGACAGGATGTTAAATTCAGAGGATAAAGGCTCTTCTCTCTATCCAGAAGCTCTGTTCTAGTCCTCTATATCTTCAAGATCTGAAGTTAGACCTCATTTCTAATCCCCCCCTCTCTTCATTCCCTTCTCCTTATTCCCTATATTCCTCTAGAATAATATCTTTGATATTATTAAGCCGAAGAGAACATCCCCTTTAATCTCCTGCTTATTCATCGTATTGGTCACAGTTATAGGGTATATCTCAATCTCTATTCTCTCTTCTCTTCTTCTCTTCAATTCTCTCCATCTTAAATCTTAATTCAAGAAGAAAAGAAACCAATATCGACGAAGGGAATGGAGATGTCACTCTGTCTGTCCGTACGGAAAAGCTAATGTTTATGGTGACGATCAAAGATCAAAAGTCATGTCTCCTTAAATTGACTAAGAATGTTTATGCCCCTTATTGAAAGTCCCCGATCTGAGATCAATCTGGAACTATACTGAGAGACTTACTTTCTGTTTATCGACCAGCGATCGATAATCCCAGATCTAAAGGACAGATTACGAGAGAAAAACATTAAATGCTTAATGTGCTTTACTTGCTCTTTTTAGAAACAAGTTCCAAGGGGGTATACCGGCAATACACAAAATTTCTGTTAAATGCCTGTAATCACTCTCTTCTTTTGAAAAGGGGTTTTTTCAAATATTGGATCAGTCGGGAAGAATGAAATTGTCCTCTAAGGACAAGACTGGGATTATGCTTTTTTGTCTAAAATTGGATCAAAAATCGGGAGGCATGATCGAAGATCAAAGATCGGGAGGAATGGGGCCTAAAAAAAATTTAAAAAAAGGCTTGCAATCGATGTATCCATGTGTTATGCTTATTATGCTTTTAAGTTAGGTTTATGCTTTACCCATGTCTTAGCTTGAAGCACCGCTGTCGGTAGTTTTACCCCTGACTACCGGCAGCATTTTTTTGTTAAGGGCAGCGATGATCTCAGATTGAAGATCTCCCTCAGATCGAATAATGATCCAACCATTTACTAAATCATCTCTCGAGTCTCTCTTATACGGAACAAAAGTCTTTTTCCTATCATTCTATCTCAGAAAAGAACTTAAATTTAAGATTTAGTTTAACTTTTACAAGAACTCTAGATCTTGGATCCAGAACCCTGGTTTTCACAGTCGATATCAGATTTAAGGATCTAAACTATTTTTAAATCAATGCTTTTTATGCTTTACTTCCTTATGTCCACGTGTTATGCTTTAAGTGCTTAAAGGGTAATAGAAATGAAAAACTTAACAGCAGAACTTTTTAACTTTTTATCAACCTGTAGACTTGCGGTTAACATTCTAAGATAAGGGGATTTAACATGGGTAAGATAAAGCCTAAGAAGATAGAGGCAAAAGCGGCAAAGGAAAAAGTTGTAGCTAGTCCTATTGCTGAAGTGCATGTTTTCAGTAATAAGCTGCATCCATTTACAGCACCTATTACACTGAGCGGCAAGGTAGTAGATCTGGATGTAAACAAGGTGCATAGGGTAAATGTTGGGAATCTGGATATGCTGAGTCCAACATTGCAAACCTTGTTCACAGAACTTAACACAGATGCGCTGCCCAAGTACGCTCGCTATGGGTATACTCAGGCACACAGGCAAACTTTCGGTCTTTGTTTAGCCAGTGCTCACAGCAAGAGTTTTAAGGGTATTGTCATGTATCATGGAGTTTTTGCAGGGCAGATGCGCATTGCCTTCAACAACACAACTCAGGGATTGTTTGCTACCCAGGCACAAAAAGTCCTAGAAGGGGCCAAAGATGTTGTAGTCTATCCCTTTAAGACTTACTGCTTTGTAGCCTTTAAAGAAACTGCCCTACCCGTGATCGTAAGCACTTGTAAGAAAGTGCTTGGCATGGCCGGTAATCCTAAAGAGTAACAGTTCCTCCTAAGAAAAGCACTGTGCAAGATTCACCGCATGGTGCTTCTTTTTATCCCCCCCCCTATATCCATATACCCATATAGAAAGAAAGTTTCTCTTCTGGGATTTAAGATCTTTGATCATCTCTCGACTCCGGTATAGACCGACCAATATTTCTTTTCTTATCATTCATTCGCAGAAAAGAGATTAAGTCTTAGATCTTCACTATGAATCTTTTTTAGAATCATACAGAATTAGGTAGATCAAAGATCTTTGATCTTCTCGACTCCCATATTAACTGACCAAAAAGGCTCCTTACTCTCGGGACGCGAGGGAAAAGATCGTATACCACTTTGTAACATACCACTATGTAGTATAAGGCAAAAAAACAAGAAATAAGCTTTTAAATTTTATTTTTTGCTTTTTTTGCTTGCAATTGCTTTTTTAAAAGCTTATAATGTTTTTTATGCTTAATACATTAAATATGTTTTATATGCTTTTTTGGCATTACAATTGCATTACATTATATACATGTTTACACCTAAACTAAAAACTAAAACTTGTAACTACTTAATAACCTGTAAAGCGCAGCTAACAATTTAATAAAGGGGTTTTAATTATGGGTAAAGCAATAGTACCAAAAAAAATAAGGGCAAGGGCAAGCACTGTGCAAGGCAATAATATTGCGCAAGTGCATGTATACGCTAACAAAGTTAACCCATTTAACGCGCCAATTACTTTAAATGGTAAAGTAGCACAATTGGCAGTAAACAAAGCGCACAATGTTAATATAAGCGCTTTAGACCTGTTAACGCCAACACTGCAAACCTTGTTTACTGCGCTTAACAGTGCAAGCTTGCCTAAATACGCGCATTTTGGGTATACACAAGCGCATAGGCAAACGTTTGGCCTATGCCTAACCAGTGCGCACAGTGCAAGCTTTAAGGGCGTTATAATGTATCACGGTGTATTTGCAGGGCAAAATAAAATAACGTTTAACAATACTGCGCAGGGTTTATTTTGCACACAAGCACAAGCACTGTTTAGCGGTGTAAACGATGTTGTTGTATACCCATTTAAAACCTATTGCTTTGTGGCATTTAAAGCAAGTGCATTGCCCACTGTGCTTAAGGTATGCAATAAGGTTTTAGGTATTAGTAACAAAGCAAGCGCAGTGCCTACTGTGCAAGTACCTACTGTGCAAGTACCTACTGTGCAAGTGCCTACTGTATAGGCAAACAATAAAACAAGGTACCATGTAAAGCATATTAAACATGGTACCTTATTTTTTATACACATAAGCCCGATTTTATACACTATTGCCCATTTTTGCACACAAGATGCCCATTTTTGCACATAGTATGTATAAATTACAACACACATAAAACAAGCGCTTTTGCTTTTGCCCTTGCTTTGTATAGGGTATATAGTTAGAAGCTTGCTATGGCGCTATTAGATGCCTTTAAGCGCTTGTTTAGCAAGCGCAGTGCCTATAGTATAAAGCGCTTAAAACAAAAATTTTTGGCATAGCAATTGCAGTGTATGTATAGTATGGGTTTTAATGCTAACATAAAAACAAGGGGTTTTAAAATGGTAAGCTTAAAAAAATTTTTTGTTGCGCTTGTTACTTTGTTAATGCCTAAACAACAACCAGTGGTTACTTATAACAGTTTACGTTATGCTAACTATACGCAAAAGCGCGTATACAAAATTTAATTACAAGGGGCTAACATACTATGTATAATAAAGCAAATATAACACCTAAAGCAAGCGCAGTACCTACAACACAATGGCAAGCGCTTATAATACTAACTAAACAATACAACATGCTTTATTGTTTTGCAAATAGCATTAAATACTAATACTAACTTATACCACATTGTAGTATTACTAATTTGTATTACAATGTGGTATAACTAACTAGTAACTAACTTTTAACAAATACAAAGTGAATTGTTTACATATATGCACAAAATTTTTTTGTGTAAAAGTGGGTTAGGAGACTCTCTTCTAATTCCATGATGAAAAATTTCAGATAAAGCATTTTAAGCAAATTAAACTTTGTTTAATACATTAAAAGCATATTAAGCTATGAAAATTTCAGAGAAAATTCGGAGATGAAAAAAAAGAGGGGATGCCTAAAAATGGCTCCCCCTCAACTTATTCTACTCTCGATATTATGTTTTTACTATCCGTTTTTAAGAGCGCAGATAGTATTCGCAGCATTTGCCGCAGCTTGTGTGAATTTCAAGGCATCATCAGATTTGATGTCACCCGTGATTTTATCCGCAAGGACTTCAATCGCCTTAACCAATCTCCACACCGATTTCCCTATAGGTCGCCCTTTTATTCTAAACCCCTGCGGACAAACTGTAGCCATTCCATCCGGAAAGATCCACAACGCCTTCAATGTTATACATCTACGATTACAGCCATCACACGCCCTTCCCCTATTCCTTTGTATGCCAGTGTAACGAAACTGGATGTCATGCCTGTAGACGTTCATCAATTTTATTCCCATATTTTCAGCCCAGATATTAAACAACTTATGATACTTTGCAGAACCATAGAAATTGGAGAAAATTTTTACAGAAAAGAAGGGCGAATAAAGATCGATGATTTTCTCAGAATTCTCAAAATCGGTTTCGTTCGCGACAACATAAACTACTTGATCGAATTCTCGAAGAGAGGATATTAGGTTAAGATTGGGAGAGAAGACATGAACTTTAAAACAGTTCACGAATGGATAGGCTTCAGGAAGGAGGGCGGTTCCGTTCGTGTTCACGAAGACCCGAGCTCCTAGTTCATGAGCGAAACGAATTATAGAAAGGAAATCGGGATGTAGACCAGGTTCTCCGCCGCTTATGTTCACGATAGGATGGTCTATTACAGAGGTATAGGCTGAAATAGCCTGAATTGCGATTTCTGTAGGGAGATAATCTGAGCCAGGTTCTTGAAAGTCGTTTAAGCAATACTCACAACTTCTGTTACAATCGTTCGTTAAGAGAACTCTTAAACGGAATTCATCTTTATGAACCTCTTTATTAAAGACAGATTTTATCATTTTTTTCTTTCTAATTTTTTTCTTTCCAATATAGATTTATAGCTTCGATGAACTCATCATGAACCTTTTGGGCTTCTTCAAGTGTTCGATATGAAAAATATTCAAAAACTTGAGAAGTGTATTTAAATCCCCAAAACCAATAATCTAGTTCTTTTTCAACTCCATACACATTTTGAACATGAAGAAGAACAGCATGATACCCTTCAATTTCAAATGTTGCTAATGATTCTTTTTTACTCATAATATCCTTTTATTACTCTCATAATATCCTTTTATTACTCTCATAATATCCTTTTATTACTCTCATAATATCCTTTTATTACTCTATAGTATTCTCTGCTAGAACATATCTTCAATACGCGTGATAGTAAGATTATGAAGCAGCATTATATCCTTATGATTAAAGAAATATATCTCAACAGAATCATTCTTTTTCCTACTCATCCCTCTCCAGTCCATTACCATTTGCTTTACATATTTCCAAGGCATTGCCAAAGGAACGATATCAGTCCTCCCATTTACCAGTACCCAATATCCCCAATGATGCTTGTTGCGTTTCTGATGGAGGAACCAAGCTTTCTGGAAGGCAAGGATACTCTCCATAGAGGGAGTTCCCGAAGGAGCATAGAAGAGCCTCGCGTAAGAGAAGAACTCAGAGGGAAGAAATTTAGAAAGGTCGTGAGTAAAGGCGTGGATGTAGAGACCGAACTTGAAACATTCAAGGAAGACATTCTTCTTATGTTCCAAAACATAGAGAAAATATTTCCAATATATAGAATACATAGAGACCTCCTTATAGAAAGTTGCGAATTTTTAAAAAATTCACACGAAAGTCGAGGTAATTGAGAAAGTTCGAGGTAAGTGAGAAAGTCAGTTTCTTAGCTATGATTTTCCATTTAGCCAAAAACTTTATCAAAAATAGTTCACGAAGCTTCATCATAGATATCGCGATGAGTATCAACTACTGGAATATCTATCCACATGCCTTTTTTGGGATTAGTCACATCTATCCATAGTTGCTGTAAGGTTAAAGTTGGAACGAGCCGTTCTTCACGACCAACATATTCCCTTGATTTTTTCATTCTAAAATTTTTAGTTCTTACAAGATCCATTTCTTTTTTAGTCTCTTGAGGATCCATTTCTCTCCTTTCTATTCTTGTTCTAAGAATCCGTTATCTACCCAATGTTGCATTCTGGAAATCAGTTCTTTTATTTCTTCTCGGTTTAAATGATGATCTCTTCCTATCCAGAGAAAGCCACTTCCCGGAACCTCGTCTGGATCGTCGTCATTCAGCATTAGTGACGATTCTTGAATAAGACGAGTCATACTATAGTCCTCTTTCTCGTTAGGAAACTTCTTATGCGCTATTACTGTAAATCCTCTAGCTGTTCTATAGGAGTCCATTTTTAACCCTCCTCATTTTCTCCTCTTCATTTCTTAATTTTCTTAGGTTTATAGGATATAGGAATCTTTTCTCTTTTTAGAATTAATTCATCTATTCTTTTCGGAAGGGTTAGTTCACTTCCGAGTACAGGGTCACTATTCAGCATGATTGTAACAAGGTCTCCTGCTGAACAATTTTCCATAGCTATTCCCATTACTCTGCTTCCACCAGCGGGATGAACCATTAGTCCAACCGAAGCAGGAAGTGATCCTTTTTCCATACTTTCAGTTGATTTAGAAAGAAAAAGCTTACGAAGGTCTTCTCGGGCTATTCTGATTCTTTCTAGTGCAGCCTTGATTTGTCGGGAGGCCTTTTTCTTTCTACGTTTAAATCTTTTCGATTTCTTCTTCATTTTCTTACTTTTTTAGGGAAGAACACTATAGGTTTAGGTTTAGGCTTAGGAAGGGGAGGTAATAGAGCTTCAGGAAGAGGAATGGGAGAAAATCTAGAAGTAGAACTGCGAGATGAAGAACTTGAAGAAGGATAACTTGTTTCAAATTCTTTCTTAAATTCTTCAGGATCGCTAGGATGATTTCTATAAAAGTCTTCTATATCTTCTTCTATTGTTGGAAATCTTTTTGTAGATTCTATTCTTTCTGGACGAGTAATAACATGGGGGCTAAAATTAAATTCTTCTTCTTTAATTTCTCTAATTTTATTATAAATAACTCTTCTGAAACCAGGATCTTCATGGAACCATTTTCGAAAATATTTTATAACTATCCTTTCAAAGATTACTTCTGTATCTTCGTCTAAAATTGCTCCTTCTCTTTTCTTAATCCAGTCTTTAATTCCCATTATTTTTCCTCATTGCGAATGAAGAACCGTAAATTATGGGCTTGACTAACTCTTTCCATGTAAGGATTGAATAAATGCTTAACGGGAAGCATATCTTCTTCTTTAATTTCAGTATTCCAATCATGAACCCCCAAAAGATCTCTTGGCTGTAGATGAGGAGAAAAGGTTTGAACTTCTAAGGGCTTATTTCCATCATCACAATAAAGAAATTTATGACATTTGTTATTTTTGATTGCACTTTGGATGAACTTACTTACTTGTGGTTCAAATATATCTCCTTGAAAAACTATAATGGGAATATACGGATGAGTATGTTCTAGATCTTCAAGTATTTCTTTAAATTCTGGATGAATAAGCTCTATGTCAAAACTTATCACAAGAGCATTAGGACACGTTTCATGGAAAAAGAGGGTTAACCCCCCTTTTAGTGTTCCAAGTTCTATAATAAGTTCTGGATGATAAAAAGCTAGTGCTTCTCGCAAAAGGCTTAATTCGTTGGAATTATGCTTAATCGGAAGACTACGATTTTTCAGTTCTTTAGATTCATAAAAATTCATGAATTTTTTCTCAATGAGTTTTTTTGAAGTTTAAGCGATCTCTATTACTTTCTTCTTTGCTAATTTCTCGAACAGCAAAGAGGAATATTTGTCCATTTCTTAGTTCTAATTTAATATAGTTCTTTTCAAAACTAACTCTTATGGGAGCAATAAAGAGAGGTGCTTCAATTCCAGGCTGTTCGGGGTAATATACGCCCCCTTTAAGAAGAGTAGCCGCAGAATCTACAAAAGTTTCAAGATCAAGTGTAAATTTTAATTCTGGCATTTTTCCTTTTTCTCCGTTTCTCTTTTCGTTAATTTATGTCTAAGATCTTTGAAGCATTCCGATATTCCCAGAATACTAGATTCTCTCTCTTAACACCGGCTGGTTTGCAAAAGTGAGTCCACTCGAGAACTACATTGAATTTCTCTCTACTCATAGCTTCCTTAACAACATTCCTAATTTCTTCAGGAATCTTTTTATGTAGTTTTCTATCTCCACCTACCAGATGATGAACGTAACCAGCTAGTTTAGTGTCAGCTTCTCGTACCATTGCTCTTATTTCTTTCTTACAATAATCCATATAAAACTTGAGGGGACTTCCTATAAAATACTCCATTACAATATTTCCAGCAAATCTTCCATTATCGGGAGTTTCGGCATCTATCATAAGATCAAATTTACCTATATTTGCATAGATTTTTCCCTTAAGGTCTTTTGAAAGAATATCTGTAATGTGAGGAGTGTGTATAGTTTCAGTACGATTTCTAAATCTATATGTCCGAATGTTGAAAATCTGTTCGGGATCGTCAGCTAAGATTATATCCGCCCATGCTGAGCATAAATCAACAATCTTTTCTGAACTTCCCATAGGAATGGAGAAGAGCCGAGGGATATTGAATCCTAATTGACCCAATTCACTAATTCTTACAATTTTGTTCTTAACTTCATGTGATGTCCAGGCAGTATCTTCTTGCATTGTGAATCTCCTTTTATTTTTGGTTTATCATTATTTCTTTTAAAATGGCAGTTCCTGGGTCTCCCAAGAGACTTTTGAATTTGAGGAGTTTTAGGATAAGTATCAATCTATCATAATTGGCATCGCTATATTCTTGTTTTTTTGTAACTAACTGATCTTTCAATTTTGGGTCTTTTCCATATAGTTTCACAAGTCGATAGGTATGTTTGATGGTCGCAAAAGCGTTGGCTTTATCATCATCCAATGCTGTGAGTACTTTTTTATTCATAGGGATTTTTGAATAACTGCGTAGAAGATTTTTTAGATTCTTGGCAGTTTTGATAAGCGATATGGCTGTTTTTTCTCCTACATTTGGAAGACCAGCGACTTCATCTCCTCCGCATCCGCATAGGCACATTACGTCTAGATATCGGTCAGGATTTATTCCATATCTTGCTTTAAATTTTTCTAAAGTTAAAACTTGCTCTTCTTTAGTTCTTAACAGAATAGATGTCGTATTGGTAATTAATTGGAACAAATCATGATCATTACTTAGTATCAGACAAGGATTTTTGCCGAACTTTATGGCATAGTGGTGAATAATATCATCAGCTTCATAGTTTATGGTCCAGACTTGTTCTATCCCCATAAACCAGAGTAAATAATGAGAAATACCAAGCTGCTCATAGAAAAGAAAGTTTTCTGCTTGTTTTTCGGAATCTGAATCCATACGACTAGCTTTATATCCTTTTTCCAAAATTGATCGGTATTGGACTTCTCTGTTGTGAGATACAGGGTCAAAGCAGAAAATAATTTTTCCTATAAGATTTTCTTTACAAATACTCATTAGTGATCTCAAAATTCCATAGGCAACTCCAGTATTGATTTCTACTTCTGAATTTAGTGCTGTTGTTCTGATAATTTTATCATCAATCCTGGCATTAGATACAACATTAAGAACCTCGCCAGTTTTAGGATTAAAAACTCTTAAGGGATTTTGAAGTCTTTCAGTTATGCCGAATTTTTGATCTGCTATAGAGTCTCTTAGTTTAGGACTGATTATTCCTAAATTCTTTATAGCAATTTTTGTCTTAAGTGCTTTAAACTTATAGAACATTTTTCTCGCAAAGAGATTTCCGTCGATAATAAGAGTATAGCTTTTTCTCATTTTTTTACTCTTTTCTAAAGTATTTCTTGAATTAATGATGAACTTTATTCTTCTACATTTATATTATAAGGGGCTGGTTTTGGCAATATACGAAATTCTTACCCCTTATTTTTTATATTTTTTTCTAACTCTTTAAAAAATCATCCTCAAATTTTTTTCTTGTCATTTGTGTGCAAATGTTTTAAGATTATCATTGTCTAATTATAATCTTTTAAGAACCCAAAGAGAGAGGGATTAATTGAAGTTTTTTCCAAAGAAGAAAGCAGTTTCTACCCCACTTCCATCTACAAGAGTGAAATCTCTTACTGCGGAAATTCACGTTCTAAAACAAATGACCTTACGCTATTTGGTTGATAAGTCAATGTCCATTAGAGAAGTTGCTAATAAGTTAAAGACAACTCCTAGGGTCATTAAGAGTTTTTTGGAAGATCCTATTTTTTTGAAAGATCTTGAAGAAAGAATTGAAAAGGTGCATGGAATAGACACAAGCTTTCGAATAGATCAGGCAAAAATAACCCTTTCTCATCTTTATGAAGAATTAAGGCAAAGGGAGATCGAAAATGGACTAATAAATGTTCCAGTTCGGGATTTACACAAAATGATAGTTGATACCCAAAAGGAATTAAGGCTTGATACTCCTGGGGAATTTACTTCCAAAGTAGGAGTAGCTGATCTTTCAAGGTTGCAAGATCGTTATAAGAGTTCTTTGTCTGGCAAAAAGTTCCAGCGCAAGAGAGAAAAAGAGGAATCAGACAAAAAGCGTCTTAGTTCGGGAAAAGTTACAGAACCGAGTAAAGCCGATGATGAAAGTGACCAAAGTAGCGCCCGAGGACTTGGCTAGTATTCTTGAAATTCCTAAGACGAAAACAAAAAAGCTTATAGTCACGGGTAAATCTACAACGCCTAAAAAGAAAATTTCTTCTTCTTCTAAAGTTGAAGATATTTTATATTCCAAAAAAGCCCCCCTGAGTATCGCAAAGAAATATGACGAAGAAGCTAATGCCGAAATGATGGAATGGCTCAGTACTGAGTCAGGATTTCTAGAAGGTTTTACCGAAGATGTTTTTGGAAATTCTACTAAACTTTATGGTTATCAGATAAGGTATCTAACCGATCGTAGCTTCTTCATTCACATTGATAAGTCAAGACAAACTGGATTCAGCTATATCTATGCTGGCAGGTCTTTAGCTCGATCCCATCTGCAAAATTATCATACCAGCATTTTTATTTCAATCACTCAAGAAGAGGCTAATGAAAAGATAAGTTATTGCGAAGCTCTTTTTGATTCTCTCCCCATAAGTATCCAAAAACATATCGTTGTTCATAATAAACATAGTTTAGAATTTGAAGATCATGCGGGACGCCGTAGAAGCCGCACAAGAATAATTAGCCATGCACAGAGAGAACCACGAGGTAAAGGTGGAAATGTGGATGTCTATCTTGATGAGGCTGCGCATTATACCTGGGGAGAACAAATCTATGTGGCGGCAGTCCCTATTATTACTCGAGGAAGCGGTACGCTGACCATAGGAAGCTCTCCGCTTGGGAAAAAGGGAATTCACTACGAAATTATTGCGCAGAGTGCCTATCGCCGTATTTACAGTTATCATCAAATCTATTGGTGGCATTGTGTAGATTTTGTCAGAAAAGGAAGTTTTCTACAAGCCAATAAACTTGCTCCTGCTATGCTGTCCGAAGAAAGAGTGGCTAAATTTGGGAGCGAGAAGCTTATTGGTATTTTTATTTCTATGGATATTGAGCAATTTCAACAGGAATATGAATTGCTCCATATTGATGAAAGTGTGAGTTTTTTCCCGATTGATTTAATCAATCAATGCACATACGAAGTTGTTATAGATGATGATTTTCTTTCAGAAGATGAATATTCTGAACGGCTTACTTTCCCTGTAATGGAACGATATCCAGATATCGATTTTGAATTATATAAGAATTTGGAGGATCTACTCTTAGGAGTTCGTAAGGGAAAGGTAACTGGGAAGCTTTTTGGAGGATATGATGTTGGTAGAAAACATCATAATGGAGAGTTTTGCATTCTTGAAGAAATAGATAGTGACCCTCCTCTTCAAATAGTCCGCCATTTAATTCCTTTTAGAAATAAGAAATTTAGATATCAAAAGGAATATCTGAAATCTGCACTTGACTTATTCTCCGGATTAAAGATGAAAATAGATAGTGGTGGGATTGGTGAGGATATGTCAGAGGAACTTGCTGATTATAGCTGGCGAGTAGAACCTATCCATTTCACTAATGAATGGAAAGAACAAATTTGTTCGGATATAAGGATCAGATTAGAAGAACAGCTTATTGCTATTCCAAATGTGAAAGATCTTAAAAATCAAATCCATTCAATTAAACGTAAAATAACAGAGGGTGGAAAATTTATATTTGATGCAGAAAAAAATCGTACTCACCATGGAGATAAATTTTGGGCAATGGCGATGGCTTCTTCTTTGGGCGAAAGACCATCAAAGCGAAATTTGATAATTCCTGGTCTTTCTTCTACAATTGATGCTCCTTCAGCTCGAATTATTCCAATAAGTACGCATAGGACTTTCACTCAGGTACTAAAGCCAAGATTTCTAGTTCCGAAAACAGTAGAAATGCTTAGATTACCAAGAACGATTTCCACTTTGCACGAAAGAAGGATGTAATGATGACTAAAGTAACTAAGAAAAATAACTCAAAGAAATCTGTAGTTAAAGAAGTTATTAAAGAAAAGACTTCTAAATCCTATAGAGTTGTGAGTCCTAGATTAGCAAAAGTTCCTCGTAAGGCTTCTCCAGATGATCCTCTTGCAAAGCTCATTATGAATGTTTTTAATGAGGATCTCAAAAATGACTTTATAACTTTTCTCCAAGAAAAAAGCAAAGTGGTAGACATAAACACTGCTAAAGGTGTAGTTGTTAAAAAAGTGGAAAAGAAAGAAGAGTCTAAGAAAGAAGGGAAAAAAGAGTCTAAAAAAGAAGGAGTTGAGGCACTTTCCTTTAGAGAATTAACGAGCTATAAAAATCCTGATTTTTCTAGTCCTGGACCGTACTCTCCCGCTGAATATAATCCTGAAACAATTGATGTTGACACCTTCACATTGATGCGTAGAGATCATCAATTGGCTGCCGGACTTGCAGTTATAAAACTTCCCATTGTGTCATTGGACTTTAGTGTTCAATGTGATGATAGAAAAGTTGGAAAAACTGTAGAATGGGCTTTACGAAGAGTTTGGAGAGATCTTATCCGGTCTCTTCTGATGGCTGTGGATTATGGGTTTGCAAGTCATGAAAAAGTTTGGAAACGAGATACTGTCAAAATTTCCCAAATTGATAAAGAGGGTAAAGAAGAAATTTTCTATCAAGGAGATTTAGCTTTTTATAAAAAAATAAAAGCGCATCATCCTGAAAGCATCAAGATGAAATTTGATATGAAGCAGAATCTCATTGAGATTATTCAGGAAGGAATAGCCATTACTCCCGAAATTAAACTTCCCATTCGTAAATGTTTCCTTTTTACTAACGATAAGGAATTTGGAAATCCTTTTGGAATTTCTCGTCTCAAGAACGCTTATAAAGTATGGTATTGGAAAGAACTGCTCTATCAATTCATGATGCAATATTTTGAAAGAAGAGGTACTCCTCCTATAATTGCGACCGCTCCTCCTGGAAAATCTGTGGATAATGCTGGCAATCAAATTGATAATTTGACTTTAGCTTTGCGTCTTGCTTCAAGTCTAGTAAGTTCCAGTATTGCTGTGCTTCCTTATCAACAAGCCAGAGAAGGAAATGAAAATACTTGGAAATTAGATCTAATGAAAGATGATGCTCGTGGCCCAATGTTTGTGGAAGCGCTTAATCACTTAGATGCGAGATGTTTACGATCAATTTTTGTTCCAGAGAGCATTTTAGCCCAAGAAGGAGCAGGTGGTTTTTCTGGATCATCTGTCCATGCAGATTTATTCTTACTTTCGGAAAAGGGATTAATTACTGATATCGAAGGAGCTATTGATGATCAGGTTATTAGACCTTTTATTGAAGCTAATTTTCCCCCAGATCAACAGAGGCCGTGTCATTTAAAACTTGATCCTCTTGATTGGAATAGGAAAATTGCCCTTAAGGAAATATTCATAGAAATGCTAAGGAATGCGGACACAATGGTTCAAATGGGAGTTCCTCCGAGTATTGTGCCAAGTTTGGAGAAAATGGCTGACATGTTGGATATTCCAGTTGATACTTGGGAAGAGGCAACCGGAGTTGATCCTAGAGTCATTTTCGATGCTGTTCATGGTGGTAAAGATGAAGATGGAGATGAAGATGGAGATGGAGATGGAGATGGAGATGAAGGCGGAGGTGGAGGAAAGAAAGAAACTGATTCTTCAAAAGATAAATTGGCCGGAAGAAAAAGCACTCAAAGAAAAAGCGTAAATCAAAATCAAGATAGAAAAAGGGTTAATTCTGGAAGTCGGAGAACCGAGAGAAAACGGGAAGGTAGACGAACTAAGGAAAACTAGCAAGGGAGGGAATAACAATGATTCGGATTTATGAAAGGACAGCGTTAACTCAGCATACTTTCTCTTCTGTGGCTATCGATGGTACTGGAGGAGGTCCTCTTGTTATTACCTCTGGAACAGAAGATAAAGTTCATTCTGGGATATTGAGGGGCATTAGAGTCTCTTGTGATTCTACTGACTTCAATACCAGTCTTCGTCAATACGTTCATGGAAAAGCAAGGACGTATAATGAAGTCTTTTCTGATACAAGTGCTTGTTATAAACTTTCTTCGGAAAGTCTTTATAATGGGTGGATCAATGGGGATAGTCCCAAAACAGGTCAGCTTTACCTTGTGCTTGTCAATAATGACAGAGCGAATGGAACTGGAACTATTACTGTTCAACTTACTAACCTTATTAATAAGAGATTTTCAAGACAATCTGGGTAAATATAGTTTCCCTTTGATGAATTTGAATGTTCGGAGGTTTTCCAATGGATGGTGCATCTCAAATTGAAAAAATGACTACGGACAATCCTGGGCCTACTACTACTGAAGGGTGGAATGAATGGGGAAGGTATGTTTTGTTTGAATTGAAAAGAATTGGGACATGCTATAGTAATTTGGACGCAAAAGTGGAGGATATTAGGACTACAAAAATAGATAAATTGATAGAAGATGTTGCTACTCTCAGAGTAAAATCTGGAGTCTGGGGGATATTAGGAGGGGCTATTCCGGTTGTCCTTACTCTTAGTATCTATCTTATTTATAAACTGTGTACTCTATAGATTAATTTAATGAAATTTTTCTTTTCAATAGGATCTTTTAGCATAGGTTCTTCTCATTCTATAGAGAAAGAATTTCAGGTTCTATGCCATGAAATTCTTAATGGAATTGTGGTCATTAAGGGACTCATTAAACCAGTAAGCAAGAGAATAAATCCAGATAAAGAACTTACTGAAGACGAAAGGATTTTGGAAGAAATAGCATTAAGATGCATTTCAATGGAAAAGAATATTTCAGAATTCGTCGAGAGGAAAAAATGAAAATTGAAGAGATTAAATATTTGATTTGTCATCATTCTTTAACAAAGGATGGCGCAACTGTAAGTTGGTCTGCAATAAGAAGATATCATATAATTGACTTGGAGATGGTTGATATTGGATATCAGTATGGAATTGAACTTGTTGGATCTGATTTTGAAACTTTGGTCGGGCGAATGCTCAATGAAGATGGTGCTCATTGTAAGCAACAAGGAATGAATCATAAATCCATTGGAATTTGTTTTATTGGAAATTATGATCTCATTGTGCCACCTCCAAAGATGATAGATGCAGGAGTGCGGTTAGTAAAATCTCTAATGGAAGTCTTTCATATTCCAAAAGAAAATGTTAGAGGCCATAGAGATTTTGCTCCGAAGAGTTGTCCTGGTTTGAAATTTGACATGGAACAGTTTCGAGAAAGGCTTTAATATTAACTTTTAACTTATCAGGAGGATAGATTATGCAGAGTTTTCCGGTTAGTCTTGACATGTATCAAGGCATTGTAGGGTTTTTCCTACCAGTTTTGATTGCGATGCTTTGTAGACCTTCTTTGGGACAATATGCGAAATATTGGCTCAGTTTTGCTTTGGTCTTCATTGCTGCTGCTGGAGAAGTGTACTTCACTTTGGGATTTGATCTTGCAGCTCTTCCCGTAACCATTTTGAAAATTTTGTCTCTGACCATTGGAAGTTATCTGATTTTTTGGAGGCCTTCAGGAATTAATAGAGCAATTGAAAGCAAGGCTGGATGTAAGGATAAAGTTGACACTACGAATATAGCTTTTATTCTGATATTAGTTCCTTTGATCTTGCTTGCTCTTTCTACGCCTGTAAAAGCTGCCGTTACAATGTATACTCCTGATCAATCTACTATTGCCTGGGATGCTGTTACTACTTTTCAGAATGGCACTGCAATTCCAGCAGTAGATGCTGTGGAGTATGAAATTTATCTATCTACTGATGGTCTAACTGGCTCTATTATCGGCACAGCGACCCTTCTACAATATATTGTAACATTTGCAACGGAGGGGATGTTTTTTGCTGGCGTCAGAGCAGTCAGAATTCCAAATGGGACACTAACGAGAATTCCTGGTCCCATAACTTGGTCGAATTCTACTGATACTGCCCTGGTTCCTCAGCCTTTTGGATGGGTTAATTATTTTGCTCCTGGGCCAGTAACTAAACTTCGGAAACCATAACCTTCAATTAGATTATTGAAAAGAAAGGAGATTTTATGATTATGAAGAGGTTGAGATCAATTTATTTGGTCGTTTTATTAATCGTCTTCGCTTTCTCTCTACAAGCTTGTCTTGGATTGCCCGAAAAGCCAACGCAGATTGATTATTATCTGGTAGCCTTAGAGGAGTTCACAGAGATGGTGAAGACCTATAACATCAACTTTACTGCCCAGACTCCTGAGACTAAAGACAAATGGAGAGCGAATATTGATCCTATTATCAAAAAGGCCAATAGCGCTCTTGATACTTGGGGAGCAAATCGAAACGCTACTGATGCCGCTACTAAAAAGGAATTATACATGACGGCCTTCCAGGAGGTTAAGAAGTTGCTTCTTGAGTTTAAGATCATCGAAGTTAAGTAATAAGCGAAGGGAGGGATAAAAAATGCCATTAGTCATAACACCGCTCGCGGAAGTGATTATTCAGTTATCGATCGAAGCTCTGTTAAGGGGTCTCTATCGGGATCTGGAGAGTATGACAGACGAGGAAAAAGAGCTGAAGGTAAAACAACTTCAGGCTGATAAAACTGCTGCTATGGCAGAACTTGATTCTCATTGACCTTTAAACATTCGAAGAGAGAGCTTGATTGAGAAGGAAACATAATATCTAGCTTTAGTTCTAGTAATTCTTAATCAGGCTCTTCTTTTTTCATTTCTTTACTAAAGTTTGTCTTTCATTATTTTTAAAGAAAGAGGCTGATAATGAATAATGGACATTTTGATAAAGGAAAGATTCAAATCCTACACATTTGGGCAGATGATAAGATTGGAGATCCCATACTTATTTCTCAAATGCTGAAGGATATAGTTTCAGCCATTGGCATGACGCCTCATGGAGAACCCAGAGTTGTAAAGTATCCAACAATGGAATTGGGAAATACAATCTTTGCCTTCGTAGCCTATCAACCACTTTATGAATCCTATATCGTATTTGACAATTGGATTGAACTTGATCCTCCTTATGCAAATTTGGTTGTTAATA